TGTTGAATATCCAATTTATTTTGCCACAGGAGAAGCATTTGAAGTTGTTAGACTTGTTTTAAAAGATCAAAACGGCAATTCTCCATTTGTGGATAATTTTGCTTTTGATGTGTATGTCAAAGACAATAGAACTTCAGTATGGACCATGTGGAATCGTGTTCCTAATTTATTTTTAAGCAATAATCAAGATTCTGTTTATGAATTGAGATTCAATGAAAATGGTCGCTATGAAGTTAAATTCGGAAATAATATTACCGGAAGACAATTAAATCCTAGTGATCAAGTTTTAATTTATTATCTAAGAAGTGATGGAACATCAGGTCAAATAAGTCCAAATATTTTGGATGGTAACAGTCTATTCCTTTTCTCTAGCACCAATTATTCTGCTGTTGTGAATGATACCAAGAGTGATAATCTTGCATATTTAAGCCCCTCACAGATTCAATTGTTAAGCTTCACTAACGACAAACCTTCCACTATTTTCGGAGATCCTGAAACAGTAAATGATATCCGAAAGAACGCACCGAACACATTTAAACGTCAATATCGTCTTATCACTGCAGAAGATTTTAAAAGCTATATTTTTACCAATTTCAGAAATATTATTCAAGATATTCAGGTTGTGAATAATCAGGATTATTTGAATACACACATAAAGTATCTGTATGAAATAGGTTTGAAAGCACCTTCATTGGAAAGCCGTCTTTTAGCAAATCAGATAACATTTGCCGATACATGCAATTTTAACAATATATATGTTTATCTTGTTCCCCGCATATACGAAGCCAATTCTATTAAAGTTAACAATAATTTCACAACAGATTCTCAAAAACAATATATTGATAGTTTTGTAGACAGCATAAAATTAACAACCTCTGAAGTTATTTATATGGATCCTGTTTATATGGCATTTAATCTTGGAATTTCGTTACCAATTGAAACATTAGATAAAGATATTTATCAACAAACAAAAATTGTTATAGTAAAAAGAGCAGATTCTAGAATCAATGATGATGAAATTAAAGGTTCTATCATTAGAATTTTTGAAAATTATTTTGATTCAAAAAATTGTGTATTGGGTCAAAACATAAGTTTAACGGAACTTAACAATTCGATAGGTGAAACAAAAGGTGTTAAAAGCTTTTATACTCAAAGAACTACAGAAGACGGAAGAATTCTTACAACAGATGGTTTAAGTGTTTTGATTTGGAATCCAGTTTACGACAAAGAAGATATCATTGTAACAACCCAAAATTATAATCTCGCTTATTTTCAATTTCCTTATCTTTATGATAAAGAAAACTTCTTACAAAGAATTGAAATAATATCCGAAACAATTTAAAAATGGCATGTACATACGTAAATTTATCTGTCACAAATTATACCAATACTCAGGTTGCTTCAACCTACACATTGGATATAACACCCCTGACTTTTATTGCGACATTATCATCTAGTAGCACCTTTTTAAGCGATAGAAGAGGATTATGGAATTTTGGGGACGGTTCATATTCTGAATCTCTATCAACAAAACACGCATATAAGTGGCCCGGAATATATGATGTTTCTTTTTTTGCATATACAAGCGCAGGCGATTCAATACAAGCATGCCAAACATTTAAGGTTTCAGCATATAACTATATTGGTAATTTTATAAAAACATCCTATTTAGGAGATGATCAAATCGCATCATATCCTTCTGGACAACCAACAGATGACATTATCATATCAAGATTCAATTCTTGGCAGTCATATCCTGCCCTTTCAGCAGATGGTTATACACTTTATTTTTATGCAAGTGGAAGCAATTCAGATTATTTGGATTTAGATGAATATTCAAAAGATCCTTGGGCGCATCTTCAATCTTATTTCTTTTTTGTAAAAAAAGAAAACAATCGTTTTGAAATCTTAAGCTCTGCAAAAACAACAATTGAACCGATTTACGTTTCTTTATCAAATGGATCTTTAGTTGAAAGTTCGATTGCGGTTGATGGTTCGGTGTTGGCCGGAACTAGTGGAATTGCAATTGTGAATTATGTCGATCAAAAACCAAAAAATTTAACTTCAGAACAACCTGTAATACTATTCACTCAATTAGACATATCAAAGTTTCCCACAAAAAATAATGTTTTGAATGAGACTCAAAAAGATTTTATTAATTTACCTATTGAAAATTTTTCATCATTAGAAATACCTGTAAAGATACGTTATAACGCTGCTACTTCATTAAAAATTTCTTCTAATGGGATTGATGGAGAAGGAAATGAAGATGATTCATTTATCATAAATCCAATAAAATGGCAAAATTATCCAATTTCTTTCTTTATAAAATTAAAAGATTCCTTTAATTATTCTACAAAACATTATCCTAAACTTAATTTTAACAGAACAAATAATTTTTTTGATATTACTTGTGATCTTATTTCTTTATCAACACAAAAAGTTATTTCAAATATTCATTTTTATGAAAATACAAATATAAAAAATGTCACACGAACTGGAGGATTTTATGCCGGATATTTTGTAAGTGATAATACTCTTGAAAATGTAGCCCTTACAGCATCTGTTAGAGTTTTCGATAATCCTTATTACTTCAAGGATTCTCCTTATGCATGGTTGGGACAGGGACTGGATTATTATTCTTATACAATTCCTTCCGGTGATGCTGTCGCATCCAAATTGTTCAGATATGGAAAATCAAGAATTTATAATGCATGTGGTCCTACGTTGTCCATGATTTTATCATCATCATTAAATTCTCCTACCATTTTTTCTGGAATTCTAAAAAATCCTTTTTCAATTGCTGTCAGTCCGTTTGAAGATGATTCCGTTTGGTTTGCAGATGCAGACCGAGATATAATTTATAAACTTACAAAAGACGGATCTGTTATATTCAACATAAATCTTTCGAATGCTCCTGTTTTAACGGGTTCTGGCGTTGCTTATATGAACTTAACTGGACCTCTTTCAGGTGCCACACCATCTTCAATTGCTTTGGATGGAGATGCAAATGCGTGGGTTACACTATATACAGCAGGTTCCTGCTTAAAAATAGATAAAGATACCGGATATATTATAAAATCAGCATATCCAACATATCCTGATGTTGATTTTTCAATTTTGCACACATTTGGAGGATCTCCATTAGCAACAATTTCAGGTATTCCTATGGAAGTATTTTTGGATTACAGCTTCTCACCTCTTAGCGGTATGTATGCTACGGAATCCACCATGTTACCTTCTTGTGTAGAAACTGATTTAAACAATAATATATGGGTTAGCTATTCAAATCCTTTAAAAGGTTATCTTGTTAAGTTTGATTCAAATGGAGTATTTCTAGAAGCAAAAGAATACCCGACGTTATATAGTCCACAACAATTGATTATTGACAGAAACAATAAAGTATATTTGACAGTTTCAACATACATGAAACCATTTTCAAGTGTTTTGGATAGAAATGATTTCATATACAAATATGATTCAGAAACTACATCGTTAGAAACTGGATTTCCTTTGAGTGGTTATAGCAGTTTCGGTCCGCTTGCTGTGGATAAAGATCAGTATGTTTATGCTCTTTATAATAGAGAAAGTATTTTAAGGTTAAAAACCTATAATGATCTAACATCATTCCAAATTGGACTTGGAACAAATCTTACCAATGAATATCAAAGCATCGATGCCCTGGCTTGCGATACTGAAAACAATCTGTGGGCAGTTAATGGATTTGATAAAAAGATATATTTGTACCCTTTGGAAAATCCTTTTACTCCTACCTCAAACATTCAGAATGTAAGTCAAATCGACACACAAGATATAAATCCTAACAATCTTCGTGCATATGGTGATTGGACTGGCATGCGATGGATTAACAAATATTATTTCAATACAAGAACAAGAACTATCACTGGTCAGAGTAATTCTTTTAACATTTATCCATTAAGTGGAAAATATGGAATTGCTAAAATTAATGAAGATTTTGATATGATTGGAAATATAAAATCATATATTTTACAAGAATCACTACAAAATAGTCCAGTATTTTTCAATAATTTTCTTGGACAGATTGTAGGAGATTCTAATTCTCCTTTGAATATTCTTGGAAAAAGAATATATGAAAAAATAGCAAATTTTACAATCAATAACGTAGATCCTGATGCATGCGGATTGGCACAATTGAAAAGCATGGAGGAAACTATAGGTGTAGTATTACAGGATTATAATTTTCCATTTCCTTCTGATTTACAAAGATTAGTTGATTTATTTTCTTGTAAAAAATCTGTTTTAAGAGGTCAAGGAA